CCGTCGTATCGGGTGGAAAGGGACGGGCATAGGCGCATCACCGGCTACACGCCGGAAACCGAATGGGATGCGACCGAACGCGAATGGATGCTCGCACTCGACGAATACGAGCGCACGCTGTGTCCGCGCTGCGGGATGCCCGTCAGCATATGCCACGACGAGCTGGCCCCCACCAAATACGCGAGCGAGGTCGGCGTCTGTCAGATCGACCTGATGCGCCGCATCGGGCTCGAAGAATACCGCAAGGACCATTCCGCGGAATCCGCCACGAAACTTGACTCACTGACCGTGGGCATCAACCCACGATGATCCGACAGGAGGATATGCCATGGCCGGTGGCCTGAACCGCAACATCACCGTCCGCCTGCTCGCGGACACCAGCAATTTCACCGCCGGCATGGCCAAAGTGTCCGGCGAAAGCCAGAAGACCGCGACCACCATGGAAGCCGCCGGAGGCAAATCGAAGCTCATCACCACCGGCATCGCGGCGGCCGGTGTCGCCGCCACCGCGCTGGGCGTGGCCGCTGTCAGGATGGCGGCGGACTTCGACGCCAGCATGTCGACGGTGCAGGCCAACACCGGAGCCAGCGCAGATGAGATGAATCAGCTCCGTCAGGCCGCCATCGACGCCGGCGCCGACACCATATACTCGGCCACCGAATCCGCCGACGCCATCAACGAACTCGGCAAAGCCGGCCTATCGACCTCGGATATTCTCTCCGGCGGTTTGAGCGGCGCATTGAACCTCGCAGCGTCCGACGGCATGGCCGTAGGCGACGCCGCCGAACTCATGGCCACCACCCTCAAACAGTTCAACCTGACGGGCGCCGAATCCACTCAGGTGGCCGACGCGCTGGCGGCCGGCGCAGGCAAGGCCGTCGGTTCCGCCCATGACCTCGGCCTCGCATTGAATCAGGCGGGTCTGGTGGCCAACAGCATGGGCGTCAGCATGCAGGAGACCACCGGCACGCTCGCCGCGTTCGCCAACGCCGGCATGATAGGCAGTGACGCGGGCACCAGCCTCAAGACCATGCTCCAACGACTGGCCAGCCCCACCGACAAGGCGCAGACCCTCATGGACGAGCTCGGCATCAACGTGTACGACGCCAATGGCAAGTTCATCGGCCTTGCCGGTGCCGCAGGCCAATTGCAGAACGGTTTGAGCGGCCTGAGTCAACAGGAACGCAATGCCGCGCTCAACACCATCTTCGGAGCCGACGCGGTGCGAGCCGCGAACGTGCTCTACGAGCAGGGCGCGGAAGGCATCGACGACTGGACGAAAGCCGTCAGCCAATCCGGCTACGCCGCGGACCTCGCCGCCAAGAAGAACGACAACCTGAAAGGCGATCTGGAGAATCTGAGCGGCTCTTTCGAATCCCTCATGATCTCTTTGGGCGAGGGAGGTCAGGGACCATTGCGCTCCCTCGTGCAGACACTCGACACCCTTGTTGACGGTTTCGCGTCATTGCCTGCGCCCGTACAGCAGTCCATAGTGCTGATGGCGGCTCTGGTTGGAGGCAGTGTCGCAGTCCACAAAGCGATGGGGCCGCTGAATTCTAGCAGCAGCCAGCTTGCGCAAACCCTCGGATTGATTGCCGACCCAGGGCAAAGGCTCATAGCCCTCGGCTCCGGAATCGCGTCAGCGTTCCAGACATGGGGCGCAACTTTCGGCAGTGCAGAATCTCAGATAAACACGTTTGGCACCACTATCAGTCGTTCTCAAGGCGTTATGGCCGGTTTCAAAAGCATCGGCAGCGGACTGTTCGCCGCCTTGGGCGGCCCATGGGGCATCGCCTTGACGGTCGCGGGCGCGCTGCTTGTGGGGTTCGCCCAATCCGCGCAGGACGCTAAAGCCAACATCAAGGAATTCTCCAGCGCAATCGACCAGTCCGGGAACGCCGTCGAAACACTCATCAAGAAAATCGCCAGCGGCGAGGATAAAACTTGGGACTTCGGAGACAAGTTCGCCACCGGCTTAGGCTCTCTTGGAGAAGCACTCGACAAAGCCGGCATCGAATACAGCACGTTCGCAAAGGCCGTCAACGGGTCCAAGGAAGCGCAAAAACTGTTCGACAAACAGTTGAAAAACGCCGAAAACAACATGTCCGTCATGCAGACAGACAGTATCCGAGACAGTTACAACAAGCTCTCCGACCAGGTCAGCAAAGCCAAGGAACAGGTCAGCAAAACCAATGAGGAAGTCGCCAAGGCGGGAGCCAGCGGAGACACGGCCGCCGAAGGCACCAACAACTACGCCGACAGCACCGACAATGCCACCACAGGCACCAAAGACCTCTCCGACGCCATTGACGATCTGGTGAAAGGCTTCCTCAACCTGCCGGGAGTGCAGTTGTCCGCGGATCAGGCCGTCACCCAATTCAATCAGGGCATACTCGACCTTAACGAGAGCATCGCGAAGAACGGACGAGTGCTCGATGACAACGGCAACGCTTTGGCGGGCTATGAGTCTCAGGCGTATGACAGCCAGTCCGCTCTGCAGGGGCTTGCGTCCACCGCGCAGAGCACGGCGCAGAAGATCATCGAGGAAGGCCAGGCCCACGGCGACGCTGCAGCCGCTACCCAGCAGGCGGGCGATATCCTCGAACGGGCACGTCAGGCGTACATCGACAACGCGACCGCAGCCGGCATGAGCGCCGACGCGGCCGCAGCTCAGGCAGACCGTTACGGTTTGGCCCGCAGCGAGGCCGACAATCTGCGTCAGAGCATCGAATCCATGAACAGCGAGGCCGCTAACCCTGTCGACGTGAGGATTACGATCACGGACGAGGCCAGCGACGTGCTGGACAAGGTGAAGGTCAAGGCCGAGAAAATCGACGACAAGACCGTGCGATTGACCGGTGACGACACCGACCTGATGCAGAAGATCGCCGACACCACCAACGCGAAGATCGACCCCAAGACCGGCTACCTGGACTTGGATAAGAGCCAGTTCGACGTCGCCATGGCAATCGCCGGCGGCGCAAAAATCGACGACAAGACCGGCGTCCTCAAGGGCAACAACACGCCCCTGTTCGACAAAATGGTCGAAGCGAACGGCTGGCAGATAGATCCCAAGACCGGCTACATCTATGGCAAGAACGGTCAGGCTTTGCAGGCCATTCGCGATGTGAACAACGAACCCTTGGAAACCCCGAGGGAGGTCACGGTCACCACGAACATCGTCCGCAACTTCATTGATAACTATATGAAAAACGACGTGCCGGATGACAGCGTGGGCGTTCGCCCGCCCTCCAAGACCGGCGGCCTGTTCACCGGTTATGGGGTTTCGATGC